TCCGTCGTGGTTTTCAGCCCGTTCTGGATCACCCCCTGCGACATCCCGCTGCTGGTGGCGGTGCCCCCGTACCACTGGATCCCGCTCTTGTCGATGTACACCCGGTTCCCGTCCGACGCGCCCATCCGTATCCACGCGTTGTCCAGGTCGTACACCGTCGAATAATCGCTGTTGTGTATCTGCCCCGTGGTAATGTTGCCGCCGTTGATGATGGTCTTGTCCTGCTGCCAGGTCGATAGGTCGCTGAACGTCACCACGCCGGTAAACCCAATGCTCCCGCTGGAAATCTCGGTGCTGCCCGCCATCAGGCGTATGGTGCTGCTGCTGTCCCCGTTCGCCACACTCAGCGTCAGGCTGTCCGCCCACTGCTTGATGGTGGTAACATCGCCCTCCGCGCTCTCCACGCGGGTGGTCAGGCCATTCGCCGTTGCCGTCAGGGTGGTAATGTTGCCCTCCGCGTCCGTCACACGGGTTTTCAGCCCCTCCGCCGTCGCCGTCAGGGTGGTAATGTCGCCCTCCGCGCTCTCCACACGGGTTTTCAGGCTGTCCGCCGTCTGCGTCAGGCTGGTAATGTTGCCCTCGGCGCTCTCCACACGGGTGCTCAGGCCGTTGGCCGTTGCCGTCAGGGTGGTAATATCGCCCTCCGCGCTCTCAATGCGCCCCGTCAGGCTCCCCGCTGTCTGCTGCAATTCGGTCACATCACCTTCGGCGGTTTCTATGCGGCTCGTCAGGCCGCTGGCCGTCTGCTGCAAACTGCTGATGTCGCCCTCCGCCGTTTCAATGCGGGTGCCAAACCCTTCCGCCGTCTGCGTCAGGCTGGTAATGTTGCCCTCCGCGCTCTCCACACGGGTGCTCAGGCCGTCCGCCGTCGCCGTCAGGGTGGTAATACTGCCCTCGGCGCTCTCAATGCGCCCTTCCAGTCCGGTCGCCGTCGCCGTCAGGGTGTTAATGTCGCCCTCGGCGCTCTCAATGCGCCCCGTCAGGCTGGTGGCCGTCTGCTCCAGGGTGGTAATATCGCCCTCGGCGGTTTCCACCCGCGCCGTAATGCTTGTGGCCGTCTGTTCCAGCGTGCTGATCCGCCCGCCCTGTGCCTCCACCTGGCTCGTCAGCCCTTCCGCCGTCAGCTTCAGCTCGGCCTGGGCATCGTCCAGCCCCGTCACCCGCAGGGTAATGGCATCCAGCGCCTGGCTGATTTCGCTGCTCAGGCCCCCGCTCTCAATTTTGCTGCGCAGCTCCTCGCTTAAATTGTCCTCGTCAATGTCGTTCAGGGCATACCGCAGCATTTCCTGTATCTGGAACAGGTAGCTTTTTATCTTTTTGCCGTCCTTGCCGCTCAGCTGCCCCGTGTCAATGCTCGGCATCTGCAACTGGCTCAGGTTTGCCATTGCCCGCACCTCCTCATCCGTTCAGGCTGTCCCGCTCGCGCCGTTCGCTGCCCGTCGCTGTCACCCGGCTCATGGCGTACACCTTGCACGGCCCCACACCGCACAGCCTCAGCCGCACATGGTCGCACCGGCGCAAGATCACCGGCAAAAACACACTCCGGCTCCGCCTGCCCGCAAAATCCGCCGCGCGCTGCCAGTCCCCGTCGTCATACTGCGCCCACACCGCAAACCGGCTTCCCTCCGGCAGCCACAGCCGGATTTGCAGCCGGTTGGTGTAGTGCGCATCCAGCACATACGGGTCCAGCATCCCGGTTTCGGCCATCCAGCGCACCGGCCCCTCGGTCGCTTCCCCGTCCGCCGGGGTCAGCTTCCAAACACACCCGTCCGCGTCCAGCATGTAGGCGTTCCCGTTCAGCGTCGCAAATGCCGCCGCGTGGGCCGCGTCCTCGCGGCACCAAATGCCGGTTTCCGTGTCGTACACAAACAGGTGCCAGCTTTCCGCCGCGTCCTGCATGCTCAGGTACAGCCGCCCGCGCTCGGTGCCCGCCACGGCGTTTTGGTAATACACGCCGCCCAGCGCCGCGCTCACGCTTTCCGGCACACTGCCGTCATAGGCCATCACGCCGTGGTCGGCCTTGTAATACAGGGTGCTGCCCACCATGCACAGGCTTTTGGCGCTGCCTGGCTGCACCCCCTCGCAGGCCGTCATGCTCACCTGGAAGTTGCTCGGCTTGCTGCCGTATACCTTGTGCAGGCAGTTCTCCTTAAAAAACAGCACATACCCCAGCTGCACTGCCGCGCCGGTAAACGGCCCGTCGCTGCCCACGCTCACGGTGTAGCTGTCGGTCGCCAGCCCAGCAAAGCAGTTCCAGTTGGTCGCGTCGCCCAGCTTGCAGGCGTAAATCTCGTTTTCCTCGCTGCTGCACCCCCACAGCCGGTTGTTGCACTCCACCACATAGTCCAGCTTCGGGGCCTTGCGCTCCAGCGTCACCGCGTCGGTCTGGCTTGCCGTTTCGTCCAAAAATCCCACCACCACAACCGCGTCGTCCGCCGCCTGCTGCAGCAGCATCTCGCCGTTCAGGTCGGCCCCCACGCTGTCCAGCACCCCGCTCACCGTCACGGTGTCGCCTTCCGCCAGGTTCCTGCCAATGCCGGCGGCGCTTATCATCACATAGGTGGTCGGTATCGTGTTCCACAGCTTTGTGGCAGCGCTGTACTTTTTCAGGCAGTGCGGGTCGCTGCCGGTACACAGCCAGTATTTTGTCGTGTCCTCCGGCTCGGTTTCGCTCACGGTATAGTCGCTGTACGCCGTGCCGTCCGCTTCGCACAGGGTAAAGTTCACAGTCCCGTCCGTCACATTCTTCTGCCCAATGGCATCCACCGTGCCGTCCGCCGTGTTGTACCGCACCCCGTCCGGGAACACGATCAGCCACGCCCCCATGCTCACAAAGGTTTTTTCGCCCTCACTCACATCGGCCACGGCCTCGCCGCCGTAATACAGCTTCCCGTTCTCTGTCCATGCCAGCGCCGTCTTGGCGCACAGCCCGCCGGGGTTTTGCAGGGTATACAGTTTGGCGCGCGGGCTGCGCGGGGCCATCAGGGGGTAGCGTTCGCTTGTCACGTTTTCCATCTCGTAAAACGCGCCCTCGTCCGGCGCGTCCACATGGCGGTATCCCAAAAAGCGCCGGTTCAGCTCAGTGCTTCCCGTCTTGCCCTCCAGCTTCGGCAGCTGCATCACCTCACCCCCCAGGCGTTAAACCTTGCCCCGCTCACCGGCATGATCTTCCGGTTGTAATAGCTCGCATAGTCGCTGTATGCCTTGTTGTACAGGGCGGCGTTGTTCTGGTACAGGTCAAATTCCTGGTTCTGCATGTCAATCTGCGCGCACAGGTAATACACATACAGCTGGCTGTACGGCTCCGGCGCCAGCAGCACAACACTGTCCGCGCCGCTCTCGTCCGTGCGGTCGTACCCGCCAAACACAAGCTCTGTGCCGTACTCGTGTGTTTTCACCAGCTCCTTAAAAATCGTCTGGTCCACCTCGTTCAGCCACTGCACCAGCACCTCGTCCGGCACGGCGTTCGGCTTTACCTGCTCCACCTGTGTCAAAGCCTGCCGTATCGTCATGTCCTTCACCTCTTCTTACAAAAATCAGGGGCGGCGGGCTTTTCTCCCCGTCGCCCCTGTGTAGGGTGTTGTTCTCTTGCGGCATCAGCCCTGGTGCTGTTTGCCGTCCCGGATCGCTTCGATCATTTCCAGCGTCGCGGCGTCCTGTTCCTCGCTCTGCTGCAAAATCAGCGCCACGGCCTTCGGCACCTCCACCGTCACGCCGCGCCTGATCTTGTAAAAGCGCCCGTTCAGCCCCACAACAACCTCGTTGTCGCCGGGGTTTTCCCGGTTCACCGGCAGGCGCATCGTCACCTTCTCGGTCATGTTGGGGTCGCCCTCCTCCGCCACGCGGGCGGGGGCCATGGCCTCGCGCTGTGCCTCGCGCACGGCGTCCTCGCCGGTTCCGGCTCCGGCCGCCTGTGCGCTTTCTGCCGTTTCAATGCTTTTTTTCACGCTGCTCATCGCTGTTTGTCCTTTCTGTTATCAGTTCACCGCCGCCTGGCTGCTCCAGGTGCTTCCGCTCTCCACGCGCACCATGTACTCCTCGCTCAGGCGCTCGGCGCACTTGATTGCCTTCCAGCCCACGCTGGAACGCTGGTTCAGCGGGTCGGCGCTGCCGCTGCTGCCCTTCTGCTTCACAATCACTTCCAGGCCGCTGCCCTCCACCTTGGTCTTGCCGTAGGCGTCCGCGCCCAAAAACAGGGTGCAGAAAATGTTGATGGGGCTGGTCTCTCCGTTCGACACGATCTTCGCCTCGGTGGTTTCCACAAAGCGCACGCCGCCCAGCTTGCCGATCTCGCCGTTGTAGATGTTCTCCGGGCTGGCATACTTGTGTACGTCCATCCAGGCGTCGCCCGCGGCCATCATCAGGTCATAGGCCACATACGGGTGAATGATCGCTACATAGTCGCCGTTGATCTTGGGCGCGTTGGCGGCCTTCAAGATCGCCGCCGCGCGGAACACCTGCTTCACGGTCAAAAGGCAGGTCGCGTCCAGGCTGGCGCGGGCCGTCACGGCGGTTTCGGTGCCGTCCGTGGCAATCTTGGGGCAGTACAGCACATTGGTCCCGCCGGCCAGCACCTCGCGGGTCACGGTGTCCAGGGTGCGGCCCGCCTGGTCGCCCAAAAGCCTCGTCGCCTCCACAATGGTGTTGTCAATGGCGGTCAGCTCCAGCATATCGCTCTGCACAATGTAGTCGCCGTACTGCGCCACCGTGGCGGTCTTGCTGGTCACGGTCAGGCTCTTGCCGTCCGGGGTCACACCTTCGGTCAGGGCGGTCGTGGCCTTCGCCAGGCTCGAAAATTTGCGGAACTCGATCGTCTTGCCGCCGTGCGCCGGGATGTTGCGCTCCTGCCCAAACTGGTCGTGTACCAGCTGGGGTTCGGCATTGTCCAGCAGGGTTTTGTCGTAAAAGGTTTTCATTTCGGCGCTCAGGGTGCTGGTGCCCGTCGTCTGGGTGCCCGCAGCCGCAAAGCGCTGGATGTCAAAATGCTGTTTCCAGTTGCAGATCATGGGTTTCCTCCTTCCTGCCCGCCTTTCAGGCAGGCCTTAAAACTCGATTCGTTCTCCGTTCGCCGCGCGCCGGATCAGCGCCATGCGCTGCTCCTTTGTCGAATGTTCCACATCAAACCTTGCCCCGCTGGCGCCGCTGGCCGCCGCGCCGTTTTCCGCCGGGCGGCCCCTGTTGGCGCTCACGCCGGCGGCCACCTTGGCGGCCACCTTCTGCGCGGTGTACTGCATTGCGCCGCCCAAAATCTCGTCCTGGTGGCGCACCTCGTAAATGGTTTTCAGCGGCACCTGCGCGCGCAAAAGCCGCACAAAGTCCGGGTCCTGCATCTCGGCGTTCAGGTCAAACGCCGGGTACTGCGCCTTCACGCCGTCGGCCTCCTGCATCAGGCGCTGGTACGCCTGGTCCATCTGCCGGCGCTGGGCAAGCTCGGCCTGCTGGCGCTGGTAACGGGCGTTCTCCCGCTCCAGCTGCTGCACCCGCATGAACTGCTTCACGTCCATGCCTGCCTCGCCCGCGGCCTCCTCGTACAGCTTCTGGTCGTCGTTCAGCGCCGCCGCAATGCCGTCGTAATCGTCGGCCTTCAGGCTGTATCGCTGGGCCAGCACGTCCATGGCGGCCTGCATCTTGCCGTTGGCTTCCTCGGCGGCCTTTGCCTTGGCAAACCTCTGGTTGATGATCTTCTGCACCCGCGCGTCAAACTCGCCCTTGTATTCGCCCTTCACCAGGGCGTCAAACTCGGCTTTCAGGTCGCGCGGCGTTTCCCCGGCAGTGGCGTCCTGCCCCGTCTGGGCCGCGTTTGGCGCGCTCTGTGCGCCCGCACCGGCCCCTTCGCCCGGCTGCCCGGCGTCGGCAGCGCTTCCGGCGGCCGCAGCCGCCCCGCCCGCAGCGCCGCCCTCGGCAAAGCGCTGGATGTCAAACTGCTGTTTCCAGTTGCAAATCATGCAAAGCCCTCGTCTTTCCGATGTGTCATTGTATCCGGCCGGGCACACGGCCCGCGTCTGCCTTTATCCTACCGCGCCGCGCGCCCCTTCCGCGCCCCCACTTGCCCCAAAACTTTCCCGCTTTAACATCTCATTCAAACGCCGTTTCCTCCACCCGCAGGCACTCCGGCCACTGCTCCGCCAGCTCCCGCAGTATCTCCGCCGCGCGCGTCACGCTTTTTGTCCCGCGCTCGCCGCGCGCCGCAATGCGGGTGCTGCCCTCGCCCTGCGCAAACGCTTCCAGCTCCCCGTTCGCGTCCAGCAGCCCCGCCAGGGTGTACAAAACACTGCTCACCGCCGCGCACACAATGTCCTGCCCCGCCGGGGCATACCCCGCGTGCCCCTGTGCCGTCAGCTCCGCGCCGCCGGGGCCACAGCGCACCCTAACGCGGATCACTTGTTCGGGTCAGCCGCGTTCTGCGCGCGGCGGCGCGCCTGCACGGCCAGGCTGTCGCCCGCCAGGGTGCCGCCCACCGCGTCGGTTGTGGTCGTTTTCGCCTCGGCCTTGTTGGGGCTGTCCTGGTTGGCGGTCGCCTCTGTCCTGGCCGCCATGTTGCCCGTCAGGTTCGTGCTGCCGCCCGTCAGCCCGTCGATCACCGCCGCCATCTGCGCCATCTGCGCCTGCGCCGCCATCAGCTGGGTGTACAGCGTCTGGTTCTGGCTGATCTTCTCCACCACCTTGTCCTTGCCGTCAAAGTCCATCATGTCCAGCACCGCAAGGCTCTGGTCGGCCAGCTGCGGGTTAAACAGCCCCAGCCCGTACAGCTCCTTCGCCAGCTCGTTCTGGCTCAACCGGCTGTACGTGCTCTTTTTGGCGGGCACCACCGTAATGTCAAACACCGGCAGCCGGTCGCCCAGCGCCACGCCAAACTCCACGCCCTGCGGCTGCGGCATCAGGCCCCGGTTGTCAAAGTCCACAAACCCCGCCTGCGCGCCGCTTTCCCCCGTGATCCTAAAGCACCGCGGCGCGGTGTAAAACTGCCGCATCAGGTCAATGCACAAATAGCACTCCTGCACAAAGGCACGGTAGGCGCTTTTCAGCATATCGCGGCTCAGCTTGCTGCCCGCTTCCTGCAGGGCCGCAATGGCGCTGGCCGCCGTCACGCCGCTGGTCGTCGCACCCTGGCTGTAATCCCGGTTCCCGCTGGTTTCCTTCAGCTCGCTGATCTTGTTGTTCAAAATCGTCGCGTAAATATCGTCCAGCGGGTGCACCACAATCTGCCGCAGGCTGTCCTCGCCCACGTCGCCGGCGCAGTGTACAAAGTCCTTGTCCAGGTCGGCAAATTCCTTTTCGTTCACGCTGCCGGTGTCGCGGGCAAAGTACCGCACCCGGCTGGCAATGTCGGCATTGCGCACAATGGCCTTGTCCAGCCGGTCAATGGCCGCCTGCGCGCTCTGCATCACGTCGATCATGCCAAACCCCGCCGGGCTGCCCGCCATGGGGAACAGCACGTCAAACACAAACGGGTACTTGCCGTGGTCGTAATAGCCCCGCTCGGCATACTGCGCGTCGTTCTCGCTGGCATACAAAACACACTCGCCCACATACTTGCAGTAATGCAGCACGCCCCGCCGCTTGTAATACCAGTCCACAACAAGGCTTTTGTCGCTCGTGTCAATGCTCTCATCATACTGGTATCGCTGCGCCGTCAGCCCCTGCCCCAGGTGGTTTTTGGCAAACGGCCACTGCTCCAAAATCACCTCGTTGTCCACCAGCTCCACATGGAACACGTTCCGGCTCGCCTGTATGTCGGTAACGCCGGGCTCCCAGTACAGGTTCAGCAGGTCCACCAGCCGCAGGTCAATGTCGCCCAGGCCCCCGTCCTTGGCCCCGTTCCAAAACACACCCTTCACCGCCGTGCCGTGCTTCAGCTTGTACCACCAGGCGTCGCTGTACACCTGCTCGTATTCGTTCTGGTCCAGCGCCACCGGCAATATGCTCGAAAGCTCCTTGGCCGTGTCGGCATCATCCCGCGCGCGGGGCAGCACGTTGGGCTCCGGGTAGTTGTCCATCGCGTCGGCGTGCTTGTTCGCCAGGCTGTTGAACATCCACCCGCTGTCCGCAAAGTTGCCGTCCTCCGTGTCGCGGTGCAGGCGGTACCAGTGCTCGTTCTCCACAATGCGCCGGTCCAGCGCCGCCTTGCCGCTCTTGTACTTCAGCAGCACCTGCGTCGCCTCGCTCAGCTGTTTGGGGCCAATGGGCTGCGCCGCCTGTTCCTCCCGCGGGGCCTGCCTGCCCTGCACATCCTGCGCGGCGGGCACCTGCCCGCTGCGCCCCGCAAAGGGGTTCCCGGTTCCCGGCTGTCCAGCAGCCATGCCGTTCGTTGGGTTCATCGCCATGCTTTGCTCCTTCCGTACTTCTCACGCCGCAAATCCCGCTCCATGTTCAGCGGGTCGCCGCCAATGGGCGGCAGCGGCTCGTCCTGCCGCGGGCTGATGGGGTTTTCCATCAGCACATACCGGCATTCGTCGTAAATGTGGTCCTCCATTGCGGTGTCAATATCCTCCGGGTGCTTTGCGTCATACAGCAGCGCCGGTATCGTCCGCCGGAACTCCCGGCACCCCTTGAACACCTGCATCATGCAGTCGCCGTCGGCGTCAAATTTCAGCCGGTAATGCCACTGCATCTTGCCCGCCAGCCGGCTGTTGTCGCCGCCCGTCCAGGTCACAAAATTGGGCGCGTCGGCCATCATGTCGGCCACGCTGCGCCCCCGGCTCGTGTCAAAAATGCTGGGGTCAGCCACGCCCAGGATTTTGCGCCCCGCCAGGTTGGGGTCGGTGCGCTCAATTTCCCGTATCCCCGCGGCAATTGCCTGCGGATCCAGCTTCACACCCTCGTTGGCCACCGCCGTGCAGCCGTACCATTCGCGGATGCGGTAAATCTTCCCGTCCCCGTCCGCCGCGTACCACCCCACGCTGAACGGCTTTGCGTAGCCAAAGTCAAACCCGCGCCATATCTTCCACCATTCCGGCACCCGGAACTCGTCAATCACGTGCGTCCACTTCCCGTCGGCGTAATGCTCCGGGTCGTCCCGCCATTCGGTGAACACCTGCCCCTCAAACACATCCCAGCTGCCGTCCAGCCAGGCTTTGCGCATCCCGTCCGGCAGTGTCTGCAAATTGCGCAGGTATCCGGGGTCCTTTTCCATCAGCACGGCGTTGTCGTACACCTTCGCCTGGATAAACGCATACTCCGCCGGGTCCTCGTCCTTCGTAAACTGCCGGTCCACAAACAGCCGTTTCACCCAGGCGTGCCCCTGCCCACCGGGGTTGCAGGTCAAATACATCCGCTTGGGGTAGTCGTTCGCGCCGCGCAAACTTGCCCGGATAATGCCAAACTGGTACTCGCTCAGCTGGGTGGCTTCCTCCAGAAAAATCACATCGTACTCTACGCCCTGGTATTGCAGCAGGTCGCGGTCGCTGTCACAGTACCCAAACACAATCCGGCTGCCGTTGTAAAACCGCACCTCGTTGTTCTGCCCGTTGTACCGCATCGCTCCGGCGCGGTACAGCGGCGCAAACTGCTCCTGCATGGGCAAAACAATGTTTTCGCGCAGCTGCGCAAACGTCTTGCGCACCATCAGCACCCGCAGCCCCGCGTACCGCAGGCACATTCCCACGGCCTTGGTGCGCGCCACCCAGCTTTTTCCGCCGCCGCGCGCCCCGCCGTAGGCAATGTACTTTTCCCGCCGCCGCATAAACTCCATCTGCTTTGCGCTGATGGTATCCCACATGGCAAACGTCATTCAAACGCCCCTTTGTCCTCCGGCAGCACCACCACAATGCCGCTGTCCTCGGCTCCGTCGCCCAGCATTTTACTCACCCGCTCGGTCACGCTCACCAGCCCGCGCATATAGCTGGCCGCCGCAAAATCGCTCATGGGCCGGTTGCGCTCCATCAGCGCCTGCATCCGCTCCCGCTCGCCCGGTTCCTCCGGCCGCACGGCGCGCACCGGCCCCAGCGCCTCGCATTCGGCGTCGTCCGGCCCATCATAGGGGATCACCCCGTCCAGCTCGTTCAGCCGCCGCAGCGCCCACTCGTAAATTTCGGTGTCCCGGTCGTTGCGCTCCAGCCGCCTGCGCACATAGTCCACGCTGTTGTTGGCCGCCGCGCTCGCCTTGCGGTTCAGCTCTCGCAGCTCCTGCTCCCTGGCCGCCTCAAACAGGCTTTTTTGTTCCCCCGGCGTCTTGCGCCGCGCCTGGCGCTCCCAGGTGCGCAGCGTGCTTTCCGGCACGCCGTGCCGCCGCGCCACCACGCTCAGGTTGTTGTCCGTCAGCAGGTCGCACATGCAGGCGGTTTTCACCGCTTCCGGCCATTTGCTGCCCCGCCGGGTCCCTTTCACCGTGTTGTCCCGGTATCGCACGCCGCCGCCCTCCTGTCGTTCCCTTTTGTCCAATGTACCAGCCGCCGCGCCCCTTCCGCGCCCCCACTTGCCCCAAAAACTCAAAAAGGGCAGGGTCGCCCCTGCCCTCGCGCGCACGCGCGCGGAAATATTTTTAATTCTCACCGGCGAACTTCCGCGAACCCTCCGCCCTGTTCACCCTCCAGCATTCTGCGCACAGCACAGCAGCACTGCCGCTTAAAGCAGTGCTCCTGCATGTATCTGCGCTTTTCCTGCTCGCTGTCAAACTCCACGGCACAGCAGGCCACCTGCTCCGTCACCGGCACACAACTGATCTTTAACCGGCTGTCCCGCAGGTAATACGGGCACACCGCCCGCGTCTGGCCATAGGGCCGGTATCGCGGCACCCGCCATCACCTCCCAAACAACTGCACGTACTTTCCGTAGCTCAGGGGCGGCAGTCCCTTCTTTCCCCGCCGGGCGTTCTCCTTGTCCAGGTCGGCCAGCAGCGCCCCCAGTGCCCCGCCGGGGCCTTTTCCCTTCGTCCTGCGGCGCGGCGGCGCGGCTTTTTCCGCTTTGGCGGCGCTGGTGGGCGCGGGGGCCTTATCGCCAAAGTATTGCCCGCGCGGCCCCTGCCCGCGGTTCCGCTTTGGGACGCGGCAGGCGGGGCAGGTCTTGGGCCAGCGCCCGCCGCGCGGCCGGGCAAAGGGCTTGCCGCATTTGGCGCACACCGCCGTGCGGGCCGCCTTTTTGGCGCACGCAGGGCACAGCCCGCTGCTGCCCGGCAGCGCTTGGTACGGTGCCCCGCATTGGATGCACGCCAGCTCAACAACGGCCGGCGTGGTTTTTTGCTTGCTCATCGGTTTTTCCTCCCGCTCAGGCCGTGGCGGCGCACGTCACGGCGTATTTTGTCCCCGCGTGCGGCGCCGGCGTCGTTCACGGCGGCCGCCCCCCGCCCGGCGGCGGGCCCCCCGCCCCCCCCGCGGCCCGCGGGGCGGG